GAGATTAATTCCTGTGGCGTAGCCATTATTTAAGTAAGGATTTTTTTATATTAAATAAAGCCAGTTTAATAAAATTTTTATATGCTTTTCCACCTGATGACATATCCTTAGGAATGCCAAACCAATTACGAGCTGGAACATTTTGCAAAGGTATCATTGACTTTGCTCCTGTTCTGAAACCTTGATTATGAAATACGCCGTATGCAGTTTTCATAAAAACTTTACTTACAAGGTTAGAATTAGTTGCTCTAATAATACTAGTGTTTCTTAATTTTTTAGCTCTTGAGCTTTTCATAGTATCTAAGGGCGTAAAGCCCTGACCTCTAGCATTTCTTATAGGTAAGGTAGATTCAGATGATAATTTTGCAAAAGGCTTTCCAGTTATATCTGTTTTATTATCAATGCCTTTTTGTATAGATTCATTAACATGATTGGCCATCTGATTTAATGTATTTTTTATAATGCCATTAATTAAAGTTGCGCCTTTTTTATATGAATAGTTTCGCCTTGCTTTCATGAATTACCATTTAACTTTATTAGCCCAGTATGCTGCTCCAAGACGACCAAACTTTTTAATATTTTTAGCATGCCTAGCCTTAAATGATCTGCGCCTAGCTTTGGCGGCTTTACTTTTTGGATTTTTCCCAGCGCCACTAACTCCCTGCTGACCAAACCTAATTAATTTGACTTTTTTGCCAACTTTAGCAAGCACCGCATGCGATTTTTTTTTATGGCCTTTAGTCCTTTTTGGTTTATTATATCCTGAAAATTTAACGCCTCTATATTTTATCATTGATCTCTAAGCCTTTCAACTTCTCTTTCAAGATATTCAATTCTTTGATTTTGTCTTATATCAGCTGGTATTTCAGCATCTTGATTATTTTCAGCATCCTCTTCCAAGTCTATAATATGCTCTTCATTCATTGCTACTTGATATTCAAGAAAACTAATGCGAGCATTTAACTGTGAATATCCATAAACGAGCATTACAATAAATGTTACAGCCTGAATAATCATAGGTAATGATATATTTAAACTGCTATTATCAGAAATTGGCTTAGTGTTTTCCATTGAGCCTGCTTATAATTCCTTTAATTTCAGATACCTGATTATCAAGATCATTTACTTCTTTTGTTAGTAAATCAAATTTTCTATCAAGTTTATCATCGCTTTTATTCCACCTATTAATAAGCTTAATAGTCATCCCTTCCATGTTCTCCAGTGTCTCGCTCTGACCTCTGTTTTCTGTTTTCAGGTCTTGCAAACTCTCTGCCTGCGCCAACCCTCTTTTGTTCATAGAGAATACCATATACACTAGCAAAGCCCCTGCGACAGCGATCATACCCCCTTCTGCGTAAATCTCCATAAAGTTCATAATTACTCTTCTTCTTCTTCTTTTTTACATTCATCACAAATCCCATTAAAAGCTTCTTTTACAGGCTTGTCGCACTCTATACAATGAAAAGGGAACGGCACTATCTCTTTTTCCTTCTTCTTTTTTTTATTGTTTTTGCTGCGCGTTTAAACGCTTTAGATGAGGGTGAGCCTTTTGATCCTACTTTCCGCATTCTTTCGCCGCTACCTGCTTTTATTCTTTTTCTTTTTGCGTGTATATTAGCGTATAAACCTCGCTTCTTTTTTTTAGTAGCCACGCTTTACCCTCTTCCCAGTTTTTTTAGCGTACTTCTTTGCTGCTTGCTTACCTTTTTTCGTATAAGAAAATTTCTTTTTACCAACTTTTGGCATATTGAGACTCCTAATTTTAAATAAAATTATCCCTCACCTTATATTAAATTACTTCTTTTTGCGTTTCCATGTAAGAAAATCTGCACCCTCGTAAGGATCAAATATAGTAGTTATTTGCCTTCTGTCATCATCTCCGTAGCTTGGATCAATAATTGTAACAGGGCAATTAAAAATATTTTTATCATCTAAGCCAAGCTTCTCAGCGTACTCATCCATATTTTTAAATGAGGCCACTTGCAGCGCATGACTTATTAAACCTGATGACGGATCTTTTAAAACCTGATAACCTGAAACATGAGTATGACCTGCGGTTAAGATATGATCTCGCCAACCCATTTGAACAGCTTTGCTTATAGAGTGAGCAGTATTCCACATGCTGTTGCCTTTAAATTGATGTCTGCAATGTATTCTAATTTGCCTTCCATTTGGAAAACATAAATTCATTCTTGCGCCATGTTTTTGATATAAAGCTGGCTGCTCTCTCATTATAAATTCAATAGGATCGCCATCCCCTGACCAAACATCATGATTCCCAGCCACCAAATAAATCCACGGAACGCTTTTTAAAAAATGCTCAGTTATAAGCCATGATTCTTTGGCTGTCGTTGATTGCTGGCCATATAAAGCTGTGAGTCTACCTATCCAATTATTTTGAACATCTCCGAGATTCCCAGCAAACATCCCTTCTGTTTTATTTATTTTATTTACAATACTATAAATTTCAGATAAATTTGTTCCATCGTCATCAACGTGAGGATCACCAAAATGAGCAATACCTATTACACCTTTTACATTTACTTTTATAGGTATTAATCTTTTATAGTTTGCGTTTTTTACTTTTATTTTATATTTTTTATTTCTATAAGCTATAATATCTTCAATAGACATTTCTTCAATAGGTGCTTCGGGTACACTAAAAGGATTGTGAGCTATTTCTTTTGGTGCAATTGTTTTTTTAAAACAATCTTTACAATTCCATCTTTGGCGCTTAAAAGTTTTCCAGTATTGAAAACCATCTTTTATTATATTTTTACTGCCGCACTTAGGGCAAGTTATTGCGTTTCCATCAATGTCATGCCTTGCCATTATTTACGTTTTTTCTTAAAACCTGTAAGTGGATTAATTGAGATATCTTCATACCATTTCATTACTTTTGCTATCTCAGCTTCATGTTTTGTTTCCAGTTTTAAAACTCTTTCATGAAGTTCTGTTACACCCATGTGAAGTTGCTCAATTTTGCTTTGAGTATTAAGCCAGTAATAAGAAGCCGAAGCGACAAGAGTAAGCAAGTAAATAAGAGCCCTAATGTTGATACGGACAATATAGTTATCATCCACTCGATCCATTTTAACTGACCGCGCATCAGCTTTCATTTATTTTTTTTCCCAAATTTTTGCCCTGCTTTAAAAGCTTCTAAAAATCTAGGAATTGATTTTGCGAACATTAGCTCAATAAAATCCAAAGCATATTGCTTTGGATCATTAATTACTTTTTTGATATCCCCCTGAGGTATATCAAATTCAAAATCATTCAGTTGGTGGATTTTGCGTAAGTAATCTATTAAAAACTGATCGTTCTTGTCCTGATTCGCTTTGCTCATCATTTACTTCTTTATTTTTATTAATACTTGATTCAGCTTCAGACTCAGTTAAATGCTTATTATATTTAAGCATTAAATCTTTTTGAGTGATAATATTATTTTGCAATAAAAAATTATCCATTGTTATCTGATCCTGAACGCTCATTGGATATTCAGGTTCATTAAATTTTATACCTATATTTTCAGGCAATGAAATATTATTAGCTTTTGCGATAATTCTTTCAACTTGATATAAATCTTTTTCGTATAACTCCCATAACTCTATGTCATCTTGAAAATCTTCAAAGCGCTCTAAATCTTTAATTTTCAATGCAACACCACTACTCGGCCTATCGCTTTTTCCATCTTCTGCAAACGTAATCCATAAATGATTATTTTGAGCAGTAAGATCAAGAATTGCTTTTATTAAATCAATAGCTTCTCTGACATTTGCCTGAGGGCTTTTAATATCTAATTTTGCGCCTTCAGGAACTATCATTATTTCAGATGATCCAGCACGCATAAGATTTTCCTCTTCATACATACCCTCAATTACATATTGACCAAACATTTGAAATCTCATTCCTAGCGCAGCTTCTGTAAGTAAAATATTTACTTGCTCATTAGCTGCAACAATATCATAAGCGCCAGTTACAAAAAACTCATTTAAATGATGCTCTCTGTGAGTAAAAACAAAAGGTAAAATTCCATAGTTATGCATTTGCTCAGTAAGAATATTTCCTTCCTGATCATACTTGATAAAACATTCTTTATCCCAGTAACAATATTGCAACGCATTTACATCGCTAACATCAACAACATTCTGCACCATCGGATAGGTTATTGCTGAGGGTGTAAAAGGATCATCTTCAAAATAAGCATCAAAATAATATACAGGATTATAATTAAAATGCGGATTTGCGCCTTGTTTAAACACTACCTGCGTTGCTATTGTACCAATAAGCCTAGTCATTTTTTCCATGTGTTTCATTTTATAAGGCTTTGTTAAAATCATTGAATCATAACGATCATTAACATTTCTCTGCGCACCTAATGTATATATGCGACTCATGCGATCAATCATTCTACGAGTAACATTAAATTCACCAACAGGAATTTCTCTAAATGCATCAGTACTAAAACGATCTTCGATGTATTGAGATGTATTGTCTCCAGCATAATAATCTAATAATTTATAAATTGAATCTCTACGCCCTTTGGCGTACATTTGTTTCTGCTCTTTTAAAGAGTCTTGAATTAAATCTAACGCTAAATCATTCATCTGTTACTTACCTTATATTTTTGATTTCTTATCGGAAATTTTCCAATAATGCCATATCGCAAACAGTCCGCGCCGTGATCATGGTAACCATCTTTTAAAGGTTCATTTTTTAAATGACTACCTTCTTTATGCTCAGGATATCTGTAAGATTCAATATCTTCAACTATCCCCATGCAACCCTTATCTATATGAAGCCTAATATTCCCATCAGCAGACATCATAAACTGCCTAACATGACTAATACCTGACTGAATACTCCTTGATAATTTATCTCTGCGCGTAATTACAGGCAATCCTGTTAATTGCCTAAAAATATCTGCTTCACCCATTCCCACCGAACTCTGCATTTGATAGCCAGCTGGATCGCCATATACGCGAGCTATCCTGTAATTTTTCTTTTTTACAGCATCCGCTAACTCAGAAATTTTTAAATTTTTCTCATGTATTATTTCATCAATTATAAAAATATGATCTTCGCCTTTATCTCCAAATTTAGCTACTTGAAAAAATAAAGCTGCTGGCATACGATAGCCAAAATCCAAAGTTAAAAAAACTGGCAGCATTGAATTATAAGGATGATTCCCTACGTGAGTGCGCCTTGTAAAATCATTGTAAACTCGACCTGACAACGATGTAAACTCTGCGCCCATTTCTTGATCAAAAACTTCTCTAGTCATAGATGATTTCATCTCTACAAGATCGGGATCATCTAAACCCTCAGGAAATGCATAAGTATTTTCCCAACTTGGAGAATTAAACGCCGCCCACATGTCTGCTTTTTGAGCATGAATATAATACTCATAAAATCCATCATAGCCTTCAGGCGTAGATATCATAATGCACCTGCCTTTGCGATCTGATAAAGTAGGCCTTAAATACATTTCAAAAATCTTTTTTAAATTCATCTTGCTGGCCTCATCTATAATTACAAGATCATTTCCAGCGCCAATAAGACTTTCAGGGTGTTCAGCTGATTTACCTTCAATTACCGATCCCCATTCAAATTCTATATATTGCTCATTTAAAGATTTGCGGCGTGTTGGCAGCTGGTGCTTAATAATTAAATCATCATAAACAATTCTAAAAATTCGCTCTGATGTTGAATACGTAGGTGCAACAATCCAAATGTTTTTATCTGCTTGAGTTACAAGCGTTTCGGCTTCTCTAGCTGCTGAAACTGATTTCCCCCAGCGCCTACCACATGAGGCAACAATAAATCTTTTGCTATCAGGTAAGTTATGAATACGCTGTTGCCCTTTGTGCGGTTCATAGTCTAAAAATTTAAACCATTTAGATTTATATGATGTAAGGCTATCCATATTTATAGTTTTAATTTACCTTAAAAATTTTTTTAAAGTATTTAAAAATATTACTTGACACTATTATATAACAAGTGTTAGAATTGTTATAGGTTATGAATCAAACAAAGGAAAAAACAATGAAGTTAAATAATAACGAAGTTAAAAAAGTTAAAAACTGGAATGATACAGCTCTTAATATTTATACAAGAACTGGTAATGTTGTTAAAGTTGAGACTATTTATAGATATGCTCCAATCAATGTAATAACAATGAGCTATGATCAGTTTACTAAATGGCAATCAGATATTAATAATACTCAGGAGGTGTAAAATGAATTATCAATTACAACAATTAATTTATGAGTTTTTGGTTTTTTGGGATGATCAATATAATGGCGATTATCACAAAATTTGCAAAATGGTTTACGTTTCATTGCAGAATCATTTTAATGTGGATGCTGATGATGTGAATAGTCAAATAAATTTTGACAAATTACTTTTAGATCATAATTATATTAATATTTATACCGCTTTCAGAAGAGATAGCAGAAAAGGAAAGAAGTAGCATGAGAACTAAAATAAATAGAGAGACTTGGCTTTGGGAAATGACTAAGCAACTTAAAACAAGAGTATTTAAGCCAAACGGCATTCAACTTAATCTTAAAAAAGTTAAAGTAAGCGTAGGCTTCCCTGTATCAGGTGGAGCTAGGTCTAATGGCAAAACAATAGGCCAATGTTTTCCGAGATCATGGAGCAGAGCAAATGTTAATGAGATATTTATCAATCCATGTCTTGATGAAAGTAATGTTACTAGAGTTGCTGGCGTATTAGTTCATGAGCTTATACATGCTATAGATGATTGTAAAAGTGGCCACAGAGGCGCATTTCGCAAAATGGCTATTGTATGTGGATTACAAGGTAAAATGACCGCTACGACTGAATCAGACGGCTTAAAAGAGATTATATTAGAGATTGAAGAAAAGATTGGCAAGTATCCACATAAAGCGTTGGATTATACAAAACGCAAAAAGCAATCTACTCGTAACCTAAAGATAGAGTGCCCCAGCAATGAGCATGAGCCTTATTTTGTACGCATGTCTAAGACAATGTATGAAAAAGCGAAACCTCTTTGCGGTATTTGTGGGGAAAGAATGACTGATGATCCTGTTGGCCATTATATAAATGAAATTATTGCAATATCAACGCACTAAGGCCGTTTAAACACTCTATAAAAGAGGGGCGAAAGCCCCTTTTTTTTTATTTAAAATATTATTTGCATTATTGATATAACATATATTACATTTGTTATAGGTTATGAATAAAGATATGAAAATTACAAGCATAATACTTAACAGGGGCATAGACGTTCAAGGCGTTAAAGAGGTAGATGGTGAAATGCTAGGCGTATATATTGCTAGTGGTACTTCTGTAGCTAAGGCTGTTAATCTTTTTCATCAGTATGCTGATGGCGAGATTGTTGTTGAATATAAAATACATCCTGATTTCTATGGTGAAGATGTTAAAATGTATGAGCGCAGAATTAAATCATTAGTATCTAAGTGCGATAATTTAGAAGTTGTTAAATCATCTGAAAATAAAGTTGTTGATGGTCATGTTTTTGACTGGTCTTTTGTTTCAGTTTTAAAATACAATAGGGATTAAAATGATAAATATAGATAAGCAGTATATATCTGATAATCAGCATTCTTGGTTAAATACTATCCCTGATGTTGAAGTTGGCGATCAGGTAAGGCTGGAAAAAATTCATGGCATGCGTAGCGGATCACATAAATCTAAATTATTTCAGGTTATTGATATTAGGAAGTATGCTAATAATACAAATATAATGTTTGAATTTCAGAGCGTTAAAAAAGATGGCACACTAGGAAAAATTTATGAAGAGAGATATTGCAAAAATAATAAGGAGATATAAATGAAAGAATGGAATTTTACTTTTACGCCTATTGGCGGAGGAGATTGGGGATGGAATACAGTTATGGCGCGCGGCGAAAAATCAGCAATTAATAAAGCTAATAAGTGGTTAAGAAAGAATTTTCCTGATCATGAATTAAATATTAGCTCTGTTAATTGTGATTATAGTATTTATATGATGTTACTAAGGGCGTTTGATTAATTATGAATATGGTTAATCATGATTTTAGATACCATGCAGAGATTCAATATGAAACTGAGCATGGCTTTGATTATACAAACGCTAAAGGGAATACCCTTCAGAGCTTTTTAAATGATCTTAAAGATGTACTAAATAAATATATTAAAGATCGGCGCGATCCTAGAGTTGTTGAGATCATAGATTTAAAATATAATTCTAAGATTCCTGAGGATAAACTAAAGTTTTTTTAAAAAAGTTAATTATTTACTTGCGTGGCATTGTTATAGTTGTTATATTTGTTATGTGATTATGATAAAAAAACAACAAAATAAAAAAAGTGAGGAAAGCATGATATTTCAATTACAGCAATTAATTTATGAATTTACAATGGAAGCTATCAAAGATGATTACAACTGGAATGTTGAGGGTGATGATAGTGTCCAGCAGGGCATTAGCTGGAACTATGTAGATGCAGATACTCGTGTAGACTTTAGTAGGCATGTAGATAATAATCCGCTAACTGATGATGAGTATTATGGTATTTGGAATGCTATAGTTGATGATTATTTAGCAAGTCGCTAATCTATAGGCAGAACACTAAAAGGGGCGCAAGCCCCTTTTTTTTTATTTACTCTTTTTAAGCTTCTCTCTTTTGCGCAGCTCCTTGATCCATTCCTTCCTAACATTCTCGCGTTGTCTACCGCCGCCTAATGGTTTGAGTCCAACAGCCTCTGCACGTTTACGTAATAAATAAGCTTCGTTTCTACGTTTTTTTCTGTGATCTTCTTGGTAGCTCTCTTGTTTAATTTCTTTTAATTTTTTATTCTCGCTGCGCGTGCGCTTGATCGGCTGATCATTAATTGGATTACGAGGCGGCAGCTGATCTACGTTTACGCCAATAAACTCATTAGCAACCTCTTTTGCTGTTTCTTCATCTTCAACAACCGCCTCAGTTAGATCGCCCACTTTTAAAAACTTCTCAAATGGGCTTTCAATTCTTAATGTGATCTTATCTTCTAATTTTCCATAATGTTTTAAAACCAAAGTAGCCGCCTGTACGTTTCCCTCCGAAGCTTCGCGGATCATAGAATCAACGACATTCACCAAACGGCCACCTGAAATTTCCATAAAACGATTATAGACAGCATCATTAAACTGAGGATTTCTTTTATACTTTCTTACTGTCTCAGGATTGATATTAACCATCTTAGCAACTTCATTCGTACCAATATTAGGATTAGAAGCCATTACTTCACACGTTAGCTGCTGCATAGGCGTTAATTTTTTTATATAGGCTGGTAAACTACTCATTTAGCATCCTGTGCTGTAATTCAGCGCATTTAGATAATAAGGCATCAATATTCTCTTCCAGTATGATCTTTCTTTTATTATTGTACTTATAAAACGTCAAAACCTCAATCAAAACATTGATTTCAGATATCTTCTTTATTCTTAGATTCTCTTTATTACTCATATATTGACGTTGCATAACTTAATTATAAAAAAGTTCATTTTCAATTGACGTTATATTTAAATATTGTGCATTTGGGTTACCCACGAAGCAAGAAATGCTATCACCCCCATACACCCTCTATTATACATAATGAAAGTTATATGCCATATACATATCTTGTAAGTGTAACAATATAAGGACATAGTATTTAAAGAGCGTTTAAACAGCATAAGAATATGAATTTAAGGATCAGGATTAGCTATGGAAAAGACTCTATGCAGGTGTGATTGACCGATAAATCAAGACATTTAAAACATTTAAACAATCTAACTTAACATATGGAAATAGATACATATAGAGAACAATTAATAAAGAAGTACGCATTAGCACAATATCACTTAGGAATACAAGATACATGGTTAATAAAGCATACATGGTTTGGAGATAAGAGTCTGCAAGACGTACCTATCAATAGATTAGAGAAGCTAATAGAACACTTTAGAAAGATATATAATAATAGACAAAAGCTATTAACTAAATAGTTATCCACAATTCTGATCTGCTTAAATATATATTTATTTATTATATTTATATATTATATATATATGTTTAAAGTTTTCTTTAAGGCTGCCTTATATATTCTTTTAAACCTATTTATACTTTTCTTTAAGGTATGTGCATAACTATGTGGATAACTTTTAAGGGCTAAACTGATTAACATTTGATCTGATCTTCAAGCATGGCTTACATCAATACCCTGAGTTATTATCTCAGCAGCCTAACCCTTTAATCTTCATCCTCTTCATAGATACCGCAATGCTGGTAACACTTACTACATATATCGCTATATATGATCTTAGCATCACAACACTCACTTAATTCCATAATGATACCTTACTCTGTAAATATATAGATAGGCCTGCCACCGCTGTGCTGGGTACATTCAATGTTATAATAGAAATGTTCTACTGCCTCATCTTCTGTTAATTGTTCAATAACCTGTAATGCATCAATAATCTTCAAAGCATCATATACAAGCATACCATCTGTATGAACGCCTACAATACAATTATCATACCTATCATCTAATTTAACTGGATCATCAGCGTACAGTTGAATCAGTTCTTTTATATTATCCTTCATAATCAATTACTATAGATCGCATATACTCAATATGGCCATCTTGTTTTCTACTGCGGCCTTGCTTATTAGCGTAATAATACCACCAGCCATTTCGATGCTTTCTAAATAAGTCTCTCCTGTGTTTTATGTATAATTCATTTGCCAGCAAACAATCAATATCTGCATCCATTCCGTACTTCCAATTTTTAAAGTATCTTTCTTTCATATATTCAGCTCTTGTTTACAATAATGTGCCATTAATATTGCATCAGCTGTGTATAAAGTTACATTAATACTTGGATATAAAGATTGTGCCAAATGCTTTAAATGCGTTTTACGATCCTTTTTATCTTTAGGCATAGCTCCATAGTACTTCATCCATTTCTGCGGTGTGACCTCAATATAGGGTATCTCAAACGCTGCTAAAATACCTAACCACTGGCCAAAGTTCTTGCCAAACGTAAACATTGATTTTACGCCTTGCTTCGGCATACTGTGTACTTTTTCAATAACACATAATAGATCGCGACAATCCCATTTGTGCCATGTGATCAATTTGCTCATATCAGCAACTGTTTCAGGACACTTAACCGCTGTAATAGGTGCATTTTCAGTTTTGATTGAGTCGATAATTGCTACTCCGCCGCTCTTACCAACATCTATTCCGATTGATATCATATTTATTCCTCCGTGTATGTGAATTGTAAATAATAACCGATAGGCATACCAGTTATGTAATAAGACTTTCTCCATTCATCAGGCAAGTACGTGCTGCTGATCGAACAGTTTTTAGAATTTGTATGATCCCAGTTTAAATCAACTTTTGCTATAACTTTTGACATATATCTGCCTATGTGGATTGTATTTTATAGAAACATGACCTGACTTCTTTAATTGACTGATCCAATTGCTTACAGTGATCTCTGTGCAGCCAATTGTTTTAGCAATATAGCCGTTGGTAGCAAATACATACCCTTTGTTCTTAGCTAACACAGCCAAATCACCAAAGAGCAGCTTCGCACCAGCGGCCAGTTGCTTGTTGTACCTAACCTCAGCAGGCACAATAATGTATTTCCCTCTTGCCAATGATATTAAAAAGGTAGAGCTTCATCAATTTGAGGATCATTTTGATCTTTTTGCGCCTCTTCCTCAATCATTTTATGAACAACCTCTTGATCAAAAGGCTCAAACTCATAAGGCTTATCTTTTAAAGTCCATTTCTGAGCTACAATAGTGTAAAGACCGCTGTTCATTCTTATAAGGTCTTTTGTAAATTGCTTTGTGATCCAAAAAGTATTCCCTTTTGCCTCATCAGAACCTTTTGCAATAGTACTTGGAACTAACAACCTTGATTTCTCAGTTTCATGATCTAACCTCAAATTCTTAATCGTAACATATTCAGTATTAGATTCTTGCTTTGGCATAGGTTTTTCATTAACAAAAGTAGGTTTTACAGCGGTGTCATCAGGAGCGTTTGGCTCATGTTTCTCAACTATACTATCGGCAAAGCTTTGTAAATCGCTTTGTTTCTCTTGTTCTACAGGCTCTTCTTTTTTGATGGTCGGCTGGGGCTTATGAGAAGTAGGCTCT